CAATACCAAAGTCGCCGGACATTTCACCACCTGCGCCAGCAATATCTGAAGTTCTTTTCTTAATATAATTACCAACTGTCTTTTTTGATATCTCATTTGCTACAGCTTCGTTTGTCTTTTTCTTTGGATACAATTCTCTTCTGATATTTTTAATTGCTTGATCCTTAGCAGTCTTTATGCCTTTTTCACGTCTCTTAATTCTTCGAAGTTCAATAGAATGATCATGCCGAGTTCCGTCTGCTTCTTTTCCTCTAAGAATCTTACCAACTGCTGAACTTTTTGCACGTTCTATATCCTTCTTAGCGTTATTATAATATTTGTTTCTCATTCCTACTGAAATCTCGTCTACGTTATCTTCGTTCTTCTTCATACTCTTTACTTTTTTAGCTAAACTATTAGCCATCTTATTTACAGCTTTGGTAGGATTCAGTTCTTTATACTCTTTCATATCTTTTTCGATATCGTCAAGTTCATCACCACCAGCTTTAGTCTTCTTTGCTAACATATAGTCTCTAACTGTATCGATATAATCGGTTGCTTTTGATATTTTATTCTGACACCATTCAGGAAGATTTTCAGTATCGTCTAACATATCGTGCAGTTCCGATGCAGCATCAGCCATAGTCACCAACTGATCCTTTGCCATCTCTCCTTCGTAATCATATTCTTTTGGATCAATATCTTCTGCTTCAAAAAGATCTGCATACTCCTCAAATATATTTAGTTTAGACATAATTTTCTCCCTTAATTATTCCTTGTCTTCATTCTCGCTTTTACCATTATTGCTCTGTCAATAGCTGCGTCGTTTCTTCTGCTGATGGCATCTTTTCTTCTGTCTACAGCAGCACTTCTTCTATCTGCTCTAGCTTTAGCTGATTTCACAGGATCTTGTACTTCAGTAAACTTTTTAAAATTTAATTTATTTCCTGGCATGATTGTCGCCATTGCTTGTCCAGGTGTTATGCTTAAAGCCTTTTGTGCTGATGCGTTCGTTCCTTCGTCTGGCTTTTCTGGATTAATACTCTTCTTAGTATTCTTCTTATAGTTATTCCATCCTACAGCCTGTATTCCTTTTGCATCAAGTGCTTCAACAGCATCAAGCCATTTACGAACTATTGTATTATCACTTTTTTCTAATATTACATAGTTTGATCCTCTGTGCGATATAGTTGCAACTTCATCAGTTTCTTTAATTACTACTTGATCGCCAATATTAAAAATATCTTCGTTAACAAATTTCTCTCTAATTTCAGATACCGCGTCAAGCTTTACATTATTTCTAAAATCTGTTTCTTCTTTCAATCCCATTCCTTTTCTCACTGCGTTGAACAAGGCCTTTGCATCTTTATTAGAAGAATCTTTTGGAAGACCTTGTGAAAATTTGACAAAGTCATTATCTACTGCTGCTTTTCTTTGCTTAGTGGCAGATGCACCTGATGCATCATCACTGTCTGGATCTCTATCACCAGCAGACATGACATTAATGTCTTTAAAGTTATAAAAACCGTGTCTACTCTTTTTACCATTGTAATTATTTAATAATACTTTAAACTCTCTTACTCTATCACTACCTACTACCATTGTTATACTTCTAAATCCTTCATCATATAATGTTGTACCAACATCCATTACAGACTTAACTTTTCTATTCATCATTATTGATCTAGCATGTTTTCGAAACATCTTTCTAGAAAACTTAACTTTATCATTATACGACAAAGGGTTCTTTTTAGAATCCTGTGACTGCGATAAGTATACTCTGTAAGGATTACGACTAGACATAGAAGCTAGTTTGTCAATAAGTAAACCATGACCTACTGTCGGCGGATTCATTCTGCCGAACGTGAAGAAAACATTCTTTTCTTCTTCAACTAAAAATTGACTAAAACCTTTTATCATTATGACTTCGCCCTCGCTGATTGCTTTCTTTGTATTTCTGCTTTTCTCATTTGTGGTATTAATCTTTTTGCTATCGTAGCTAGTCTTCTTGCAATAGCGGGTTTTTCTAATCTTCTTTCTAACTCTTGTCTACGAGCAAAAGGAAGATCTCCTTTTTTAACGCCTTTAGTTATTTTATTAAGAATAAGATTACGAGCGGCTCTTCTTGCTCTCTTAGTTAATGTTGCCAGACTAGCAACTCTTCTTCTTGCAAGTCTCGCTCCTCTTTGTATCTTTGCTTTAATTCTTTTTAACATCCTTCCTCGTCTTATTCTTTGAATAAGTGTAAGTGCTTCTCTCAGATCATCTTTCGACATCTGTTTTAGAAACTTTATATCTTCTCGAGTAAGGTTTTCTGGATTTATGTTTCTTTTATTAGAACCAAATGTGAATGCAACAGACTCTCCACCTGTGTAACTGGTTCTTCTGCGGTGTCTTTGATACTTAATTTGATCATCTTGACCCATGGCTTTGAAGTCCACAGGTTCTTTCAGAATTAAATCTGTTAGTTTTAAGTTCTTAGGTAAACTCATTTTTATCTCCCGGCTTTGTCCCATCCTTTTAATACATTAGGCGAAAAGTTGTTGTATGAAAATTCTAATCTATCAACAATCTTTACCGCGTCACCACCAAGTCTGTCTATTGCTACGTAGCCTTCTTGTCCTGTTGTTTTAAATCCATTTCTAGTCTTAACAAATGTATCTAACTTATTAAGACGGTTTAGTATATTTATAAGTTTTAATTTTACAAGAACAATAAGTCTTTGTAGATCAAACATTTGTTCTAGGCTCGATCTATTGCGTGGTGAAAAGAAATCTAATAGTTCATCAAGCTTTTTTTGTTGTCCGGCTTTGCCTTTTGAGGTTTTCCTTCCAGCAATTTCTTTTTTATACTTAGTATTGATAAATTTCATTAGAGCTGCTACACGTCTTTTAGGATCTGGCGGAATTTGACCGGCTCTTACAAAAGTATTTGAATGCTGCTCAATATGTTGAGCTAAGTCTTTGTTAGCTTCAAGCTGTCTTAGTGTAGATCCTGCTATTCTATTGAACACTCGTCCTATCTCACTTAGATATTCATTCACTGTGTCTGTATCTTTCTTATTCATAGTAGCACTCATAACGTTTTTTAACATGGCATCTTGTGACCAAACATTTGGTGACTTTCTAAGTCTATTAACATCTACGCCATATGAGGCTCTCATACTTTCAAATGAATTGCCTATGTAAGTCGTATGCCATACTATTCCGATCTTAGCTCTTTTAATTTCCATAGCCGAAGGTGTATCATCTGGAACTGCATACACAATAGTATTTGGGTGAAAGGTTATATACTTTTTTCCTTTTATTTTTTGCTTAGATAAATCACCAGGACCGTATAAAAAATCTCCTTGAATAACACCCTTGATTCCAAGATCTGGTAAGTATTGAAGTGCTAACTTTAATTTTTTATTAAGTGCACCATCAGAATCAGCATCAATGTCTTTATTTGTCTTGTAGATCTTTGGATTTTTATTAAAGATACCTTTCTTTGCAACAAAGAACTTACCATCAGATGGATCAGTACCACAAAAGATTGCGGGTGCTCCGTCCCACTTAACACTCACACTTCCATCTTTCACACCACCTAACATATCTCTTAAATCTCTAAGAGCAAATATTGCTTCACGAGTACCATTAACACCACCATAAATGACTCGATCCTCGATATGAGTCATATGAGTGTTCTTAGCCTCATTAAGATCTATGAAGTCTGAAAAGTTCATCTCTTTAAAAACACTGTTGGCTTGATTGTACCAGAAGTCATTCTTTCTATTCCTATTTGTTTTAGTTTGGGAATCATGACAGCTTCTACTGTTCCTATATTAGCACCTGGATTATTTCTTATAAACATAATCTCATGATTTTTAAAATAATTATCATAAGCTCTTTTCGCATAATCTTCATTTAACTTTTTAAATTCAGTTTCAAGTCCACTTGATTTAATTTTTGCAATATCTTTAACACCTATTTCTGTCATACTGCCAGCACCACTAGATCTTCTTTTAAGATCTGAAAATCTTGTCATCAAATCTGCAATATTAAATGTACCACCAGTTTTATATCCTAATGCTTCACTTCCATCTGCTTTAATGACTGCGGCTTTAATCTCATACTTGTTTGAGCCCACTACTAGATCCACTCCCGCAGATCCTGCACCTCCGAGTTGAGCGCCATCAATAAGAAAATACATTAATACTTCTCCTGGTCCAAGTCCACCTGGTTGAAATTTTAATAGATTCTGAAACTGAGCTCCATTTTCTTTTTTTAATGCACCAATAGCTCTATTTAGACTGTTTTTATTAACTTGAGATACAAAGAGTCTTTCAGGAAACTTAGGAAACATGTGTTGCATATAAAGATATCGAATCTCAGACTTGTACTTGGTGGACTGCATATCTTTCTCACCAATATTAAATGAGGTCCTGTCTAAAGCTTTCTTTAAAAATACGTTATCTAAGTTTGCCATTTATATCTCCGTTATTAAAGTCTATTTATATGTTTAAAATGAAAAAGGGCCCTTGTGGGGCCCCTTTCCTCTCTCGGTTATAAGGAAATAAAAGAAAGATACCGAGAAATTCTAGTATTCGTATCGTCTGTAGATATATGCATCTACAACTTTGGCATTTTTCATACCACCTGCAATATTGCCACATGGACCAAATTTAACAGGACCTTTGCTGAAACCTTCTACTTTAACTTTTTTAAAGACTTCGCGACCTCTGTATTCTATTCTCCATCTATATGGATTTGATTTTACAACTGCGCCGGAGATGTCAAAGGATTTATTATTTCTTTGATCTTTGTTGAAATGCTTAACCATCTTTTTAGCGATGTTTAATTCCATCATATCACTTTGATTAGTTCTGTCAAACCTACCTAAGTAGTTTGAGTTTCTTTTGTCATCATATGCAAATCCCATTATATAACCTCCGTTAGTGAAGACATTATGATCTCTACATCTTCAAATGGTACTACTAAAGTCCAGTTGTTAACATTATCTTGAAGTTCATAAAGTTCTTTTGCAGTATCACGCTTCTTGAGTGTACCAACTCTTTCAAGTATCTTGTAACCAACAACTGGTAAATCTGCTAAACTGTACATTCCACCTGGACGGCCAAATTCGTCTACTGGAAATTTATATTTGTATTTACATTTCATTATACATATTCCTCTTTCTTAGTTACTACGTTGACACATCTTGCGTCATTATTTAATCTAGCTGCAATTGCTGCTGCCTGGACAGAAGTAAGTTTTACGTACATGTACTTCCATCCTGAGATATCGTTATAGTGCACTTCATATAACATCAAGCAACACCTTCTGCTTTGAGTTTTTCTAACGGTACATTCCAATCAAACTCACCTGGAATAGCAACGATAGCTTTTGTTCGGTTGATCTTTTTGATCTTTCCAGTATGTGGAAGAGCTCCACTTAATTTTGAGAAGAAAGAAACTTCTTGACCAACTCTAAATTTTATTTTAGCTTTTTTAGCATCAAGCTGTTGTAAGTATTTGAACTGTCTAAAAAGTGTATCATTTAAAACTTTTAAGTCTGATCTATCTGTCATTTGAGAGATAGCTACTACAATATCTGCTAAATCTTTTCTCATTATATAACTCCTTCAATAATAGCTTTATTCACAAATCTTCTATGCTCTTCATCAGCTTCTTCTCTTCGAAGAACGATTGTTGAAGCTTCGCCAAAAAGAATTCTAGCGTCTTGGTCTCTTTTGAAACCATTCTCACTAGCAAAATCCATTGAGCTAGTGAAGAAAACATTAGGTCTGTCTAGAAGATCCCAGTTTTCGATGACTGTTGAAAGTGAAAGAACATCCTTCGCCCAATCGACTCTGTTACCAGCGCCTTCGTATATAGCGATTCCGCCGTTATCTGCTTCTAAAAATATTGATTCGTTTGACATTTATTCTTCCTTTTTTATTTACCTTATACTACTAATATACAATAGTTTCACGCAGTTGTACACAGTTATTTTCACTTTTTTTCATTTTTTTTCTTTTTATCATCATAGTGTGACAAATATGTAACAGCTATCCAAGGGGATAGAATATACAATACACCTATGATGTAAGCTACAATTAACCAGCCGATCTCAGTCATTTTTTAATCCTAAAAAAGTTTTTATATACAGAAGTAAGAAATTTCTCATCACCAGCAGTTTTAGGGGATAAGTACCAACACATATTTTCAGCAAACTCTTTAGCCTCTTTTGCTGTTTTATGATTATTTACATAGCTTCTTTGAGAATGGTTTTTTCCTGATGCAGTCACATAATTATCAACAAAAAATCGAGCTGTGTACGTACCTTTTTTAAAATTGGGGTAAATAGCAACTTTTTGTCCAGATATGTTGCAGAACCATTGTTGTGCTTGAGGTTGAGTCTGAATTAACATTATTTCACCTTTCTGAATACTTTCTTTCCCTGTTTTCTGATTTTTTTGTTCCCATTCTTTTTTAAAGCTTTTTCCCAAGACCTAGATGTTGAAGAGATCTTTCCTCTTCCTTTGATTCCTTTACTCATAGAACCCTCACAAAGCTATCAAACGTAGTTTGTTCTACTTTTTTAAGAACAGCCTTTGAATGCTTGCAATATCCATGAAATCCAAATCCATGACAGTTACATTCAAATCCTTCGTCAGTTAATTCTACATCATATTTCTTTCCAGTACTACCTTCGACTGGCCAAACAACGCCAACGTACATATGTCCCTTAGGATTAAATCTTGTCGGCTTTAAAAATTTTCTACGAAACTTTGCCATTATATGTGAGGTCCAAAGACCACCTTTACTGTTATGAAAAGCGCTATTAACATTATTGTTATTGCTATTGTATCTGGTGTAAACATATTATTTCCCTTTGTTATAATAGTATAATACAACAGTTTTTTGAGAATGTACACAGTTATTTTCATAATATATAATAATGTGACATAAATGTAACAGAGGATATAATGGCAAAACAAAAGATGATTGGGACAGTAATATTCACTCCTACAATAAAAGGTACTTCTATAGGAAGAAAACCTATTACGTCGACTATGAATAAGCATAAAAGACGTATGACAAAAAATTACCGTGGACAAGGTAAATCACGTTAGTTCAAATCAAAAGAATGATAAATAATACTACACCCGAAACAATATAGGAGGGGAATACATGGATATATTAAAATCAATTAAATCTTGGGCTGGTGGAATAGCAGAAGCCGGCGTAAGTTTAATCGGTCTTGGAATCGTACTAGAGATCTTATTCAATGGTATGAACATTCCATTTTGGCCAAAAGTAAACGTAACAGAAAACATTCTGGGACTGATCAGTAATTTTAGTGACCAAGGTCTAGTAGGTTTAGTCGCAATTGCAGTCTTATGGCACATATGGAATAAGAAGTAATGATTAATTGGGTAAAGAATAGAATCTCAGAAAGAACTACATGGGACGGTGCAATGTTAATAGCACTTGGATTGTTAGTTCTTTTCTTAACTCCACTCGCAAAAATAGCTGCTGGATTAGCAATAATCTATGGAGCATGGACAATATGGAAGGCAGACTAATGACAATAATAGAAACAAACTTTGGCGCTAGAATAGACCCAAAACGGGTTGCTCTAGGCAGCGCATCAAGTGTTAAAAAGCAAGGTGCGTTTTTCGTTTTTAGTATTAGAGTAGATAACAACGATGTAAGAGAGTATTCATTCAGTGATCGTAACAGAGCAACTGCAATGAGAAAGGTTTTAATTTCTCACATGGAAGCAAAATTACGAAATGATTTAAGAGTTGCCGTAGTATAGGCCTAAAACGAGAAAAGGGCGGATGTTTTATTGCAACCGCCCTTTTTTATTTTTCGTTTTATTTAGATTAAAATTCTAATACAAACCCCACATTATAGTCTTCTTTTTTCCAGTCTACGTCTAGACCGGTCTTACCATATAGTTCTAAACCAGATATACCTAACGCATCATCCATTGCGATCTTATAGTCAGATCCGCCAAAAGTACTTGTCGTGATGTCGTAGTCCAAGTCAGCTGTTAGTGCCAAACCACCAACAAGATCTATAGTTTTGCCAACTTGTATATCGTACTGTGATACTTCATCAGTAAGATTATAGTTGCCTGTTAATTTCCAGTCCAACCCTAAAACATCAGCTTTAACAGGTAGTACTGAGACTGTAGCAAGTAATATTGCTGCTAGTAGTTTCTTCATAATCGTCTCCAGTTTGAGGTAAAGTTTATCAAGGCTAGAATAGCCCTACCAGTTATTTATAACAATTTATTGACACTTTAATTTTTTGTAGTGTCAACTATTTGACACCTAAAATCTTCCAAGAAATTTAGCGATGTGATGTACAAATGGTAATAGCATTATTGCCATTGCTAAGTTCATTCCAGTATGCGCCATTGCAATACGTAAAGTATCACCTTTCGGCATTCCATCAGATACAAAGAATCCAGCTA